AAATTTTGATTTATATTCAAACCATTTATCAGTGTTCCACCAGATAAAGGAAGATATATATTAGATAATGCTGGAATGTCTCCTGAAACCAATGGAGAGCTTGTTAACAATCCTGAAGAATTTGATCGAACAAATCCAGTAGATAAATTTCCTACAGTTAATGAACCATTAGTCTTAGTTGGTCTTAATGTTGAACCACCTATTGTAATTCGTCCAGCAGAAACTATATCTATATTAATTGGAAAATCTATAGTATTTCCAGAATTATCTCTAGCAACTTGTCTCCACTGTGTTCCTAGATAGACCTGTTCTGTCCATTTATTAACACCACCAACAACATGATTTATATTTGTGATTTGACCAGAACCAGCAACTAGATTTAAAATTCCTTGAGAAGATTTTCCCACAGTTAATGAACCATCAATTTGAGCATTTCCAGTAGCTGAAATAGATGCATCACAATAGAAGCCATTTGATTTAAAAATGTGTGGAGTTTTTGTTATATATGGTGAATATTTTTGTTTAAATCTTAGTTTAATAGTTTCGTCTAAATCATCACCAACTTCTAAAATCATAGATCCAGCATTTGTCAACCCTTCACCATAAATTGACCAATAATCATTACCAGCCATATTTTGATATATTCTTTTTGTAGGATTTAAATTTCCAGAAGTATATGTTGCTAGATCTGCATTTAATAAACTAAAATAATTTGCTGATAAACTTTCTGATAGATATAAATATGTCGCGTTTAAAGGTCCAGTAATATTTGCATAACCAGATAAAGGAACATATTCTAAAGAAGGAAATTCAGAAGAAGTTAATGGAGAGGTTGTTAAGAGTCCTGAAGAATTTGTTCTGACAAAACCATTAGCAGAAAGGTTTTGTATAGTTACTGGTCCACCCATTTCAACAGGTCTTTTTATTGCATCCGTTCCTAACCTGATTCTTGATCCGACTTTTTCTATAATTAATGGATAGTCAATTATACTCCCGTCAGTGTTTTGATTTGCAAAAAGAAACATATGAGTTCCTACAGTAAATCTACCATATGCCGAAGAATTAATTCCAAAATTTAATGATCCAGGAATCACTAAATTTTGAGCAGAAATATTTCCAGAAGCACTTATAGAAGTTCCTCGCATTTGTCCATATAATTGTCCTCCAGATAAAGGAAGATAAAAATTTGAAATAGGAGGAATATCTGAAGAAGTTAATCTCCTGAAAGTTGGTATAGAAGCTGCTCCAGAAATAGATCCTGCTAAAAATGTTCCTGAAGATTGTGCTGAAAGATCTATAGTAAAAGTTCCAGCATTTGTTATAGGAGATCCAACAATACTAAAAATAGGATTTCCAGAAAGACCTACAGAAGTTACAGTACCAGTTCCACCAATAATACTTCCTATAGATACTAATTGATTTCTATAATCTGTCACATCTACAATTCTTACATAAAAAGGATTTCCAGTATATGATGCATTTGTTTGTACAATTATTCTATATAAAAGTTTTGCATCTACTGTAGGAAAATCGTTAAAATTCAAATTATTTGGGACATTATTATTTTGAGCATTCGTTAATGAAGTATCTTGTCTTTGACCTTGAACTGAAATAATTGGTTGATATATTTCATCAGTCGCGTATATGAAATAAGAAACATAATTATTATTAGATGTCTCAGTCTGTTTCCAAATTCCACCAGCAAGTTCATTAAAACTTACTTTAGTTCCAGTTCCTAAATTTTTATAAGGAAGATTTCCAGCGATATCCTTTCTCCAAGTTCCTAACCCATCAGTTCCTTCTCTATAATATACTGGAAAATACCCTGGATAGTTTATTTGTTGAGTGAAATAATTTCCGGAAGACCCTTGAGAAATACTTAGTCTCAAATCTTCATCAGAAATGACACCATCTGATATACCAAAAAATGCGGAAGAATGATTATTTAAAGTATATGTAGAATTAAATCCATTTTCATATCTAGTACCAAATGTATTATGAAGATATGCATGTGTAGCACAATCCATAACAGTTCCATGTCTTTCATCACATAATCCTAAAGAACTAGTTCCCGTCCAATATACAACCGCTACTTGAATTGTGGTCAAAAGATCCCAAGCAATATTATTTAATTGGCTTAAAATACCAGCAGAAGAATAATATATAAAATGTAATCCGGAAATATTAGGAATTACTATACTTTCTGTTGTTTTTGTAAATTTATTTCCTCTATAATAAACATCAAAAGAACTTGTCAAAGCAGATATAGTAAATGTTCTTGTAGCATCATTAAATAAAAGTTTAGTATCAGTTCTGCTTATAAATCCAGTAGGTTCTTGCAAAATATTTAATAATTCTCTTGGGATCTTTGAATTTAATTGATTTTGAATATCCGCTGAAACTGCTGAAAGATAACTAAATGTATTTGCAGAAACGTGATAATAATTTCCCGAACTTCCACCTTGCAATCCTAAAAGATTATTATGGTTTGTTGGTGCTGATGCTGAAGATATTTTTGAATTTAATTGTTGTTGAATATCTGCTGAAACTGCCGAAAGATAACTAAAAGTACTTGCAGAAACGTGATAATAATTTCCCGAACTTCCACCCTGAAGATTTAATAAATTATTGTGATTTGATGGAGAACCTGCCGAAGAAACTTTAGAATTTAATTGTTCTTGAATATCTGCTGAAACTGCCGAAAGATAACTAAAAGTACTTGCAGAAACGTGATAATAATTTCCTACAGACCCGCCTTGAATATTTGCTAAATCATTATGGTTTTGAACAGATGTCGTTGTAAAAGTTATATCAGTCACATTTTCAACTAAACCTGTTGATGTATTGCGCTCTATTATAATTCTAGCAACTAATACACAATGTTTTCGTAATACAATTGGTAAATCACTTCTAGGAGATTCTAACTTAGCTTCTGAAATTGAATTATATTGATTTGATCCTAATACATAAAATGTTTGCTTAATATCCCCTATAGATCTATAAAACCATCTAACAGAATACTTATTATTACCAATTGTTTGTAAATTAGTCCCATCATCATATTGAGTATTATTATAAATTAAATCATCTTGATATAACCAATTTCCACCAGAATGATAAGCTAATGTTAGTCTATCTATAGAAGAATTAAATGCTGCAATATCATTTCTAATAACTCCGGCATAAACGTGAGCACTAGTGATTAATACAGTTCTAGGATTTGGTGTAATGCTTTCAGATAACATTAATCCACCATCTACAGACTTTCTATATGGAATTGTATCTGTAATTGACAAAGATATTTTATTAGATAATCCTAAAGCTTTTGAATCTGCCCCTATACTATGAATTTCAGTTCCTTGTCTCCAGCAACAATATACACAAATAACATTAGATTCATTTATTTGATTTTTATCATTCTCTACATAAAATATAGGGGTTCCAGAATTATATTTCACACATATATATTGTTCTGTACCATCTGTTAAAGTAAATGTAGCACTTGGTATTTGATATTCTAAAATAGTTCCAGTAAAATTGTCTGTGGAATATAGTCTAGCTGTTGCTGAAGTAATTGATAAAGAACCATCACCATTATCTATAATATTTTCCAATGGATAAGATGAAATTCCAGTAGAATCATAATAATTTAAATATCTATAAACTCCATTTTCATCTACTGTATATGGAATGTTATCAGTATTAATTGAAAGTTTTATGAAATCATTTGGTGCAGCAGAAAGTAAATTCTTTTTCTTTAATTCAATAGCACCTTGAGAAAAGCCAGCCATAATATTCTCCAAAAGGACGCCCGAAGGCAATATCTAGAGTATTTATTATGTTTTTACTAAACTCTATTCAGAAACTTCTACATAAGCAGTTGCAGAAGGATTAATAGAAAACGTCCAATTATAATCTACAGGAGGCGTTGCAGATGTTGGTAATCCAGATGTAGAATAAGTTTCTTTATTAACTTCAGAATAATGATAATTTGCTTTGATAAATTTAATAATCTTTTCTTCTGAAATTGGTCTATGAATAATACCATCGACTTTAAATCTAATTTTAGCAGAGAAAAATCTAGATTCATCTTCTGCTAAACTTTGCTGTTGATCTATACTTGTATCTGTCAATTCTACTCTAAGATCTCTTTCTAAATTTAAGAAATCAAATTCCTTAATTCTTAAATGATTTGTAGGATTAAAGTAAGCACATATATTTTCAATTAATTGATATAAATGATCCCAAGATTCTGTATATAATTCTAATGTATAAAAATAATCATAAGGAGTTGGAATAACATCTTGCCAAAATTCATCACTATCATATATATTTAAATTTGTATTATAAAAAGATCTAATCTCATTTACAGAAGTTGCTCTATCTGAATTATAATTTAAATTATCCATAGAAACTTGCATAGAAGGAACTTTTGGATAATATTTTTTCCCAGACTCTTGTTGCAAATTAAACAAATATTCTTTAGAAGCTAATCCAAACTTAATCGGAACTTTAATAATTTTTTCTACTGTATTGGATGTGCCTGATGTATAATTGTACACATACATATCATTAAAAAAATCTAAAAATGAAACTAAGATTTTTCTAGATATTCTACAATAGTAAAAAACTTCCATTCTTAGGCACCAAAAACCTTAGCCAAAATATTCCCAACATTTACCCCAAGAACTGTAAACAAAGCCAACAGAGCCATTGCAGTGACAAATACAGCGACTGTGGCAGATGAAGCGATAAAAGATATTTCTGAAAATTGGGTTTTCCAAGTTCTGATCTTACTTTCTTTATCTTTTTTATCTACTTCTAATACACCAATTCTATTTTCATGGTTTTCAATTTTATTTTCAAAATCTTTATTATTCAACTTTGTCTCAGTTTTAAAAGAAGAAACTTCATCTTTAATATCATCAAGTTTTTTGTTTATCTGCTCGAAAAATTTGGTGAGTAAATCTGTAGACAATTGAGTATCCTCATGTTTATTATTATTTATAGAAGATTTTTCTGTCATAAACTTAATCCTTATCAAAAGTTTCTAATTTATCATAATAGTCTGAAATTTGTTTTATATGATCTAATGCTATTATTTTTGCAATATCTCTATCTTTGGTATGTTCATATTCATGTTTAATACCTTTCTCTAATTGCTTTCTATCAAAATCAAATTCATCATCTCTATATAAAAAGCTATTAAACATTTCAGCAATTTTTAAATATAGATCTGTAATACCAATATCATTATCTTTAGCAAGTCTTTCTAAATTATCTTCAGAAACTTCTTTAGTATTCATAAAAGTTATTATATTATGTTTTAGTAAAGCTTCTTTGTCTTTAGCTTCTTGAACTGAATTTGTTTTCTCTGTTAAAAATATGTTAAACTTACTCATTAGCATCTCCATTAAAACCAATCATTAAAAGGATCTCTAGGCGCACATTCTGAAATAGTTGGTTTATACACTACTCCATCTTTATATTCATTTATAAACTGACCAATATTAAATATATCTTCAGTTCCTACATATTGAATCAAATCATTAAAATCTCCAGATGTACTAGGATTAAATGATAAAGATTTGTCTCTGTAAACTTTAACAACAAAATCATATGAATGTTGATGTTGTAAGAATTGCTCCTCTTGCATTTTTACAGATATAATTTCATAAAACATGTTGTTGTAATCTGTAGAAAGAAAATCCCCAACTCTAGGAATATATGAAGGATATGCAGAAACTCCATTAAAATCAAATTTAGAAGCTGTATTAAAATGTTTTATAGAAGCATATATATGAAATACATCACTCCAACCAATTCCACCATTATTAAAAGTTCTAGTTTCTTTTGGTAAATCAAAGTAAGTCATACATTTAAATCTTCTCTCAAATCTTCTATTATTATCTTCTCCAAAAAGTTTATCATAATTTGTATTAAATGTAGTTACAATATATGAACAACAAACACCATGCTTATTATATCCCTCAGTAATCAATAAATCATATAACAATCTTTCATTATCATAATTTGAATTAAAATGATTAAAATAAACATCGCTTGGTAATCTGGTGAAATAATCAAAATTAGCCATACTTATATTTATTAAAAAATTATTCAAAAAGAAAAGGACTCATTTTACTGAATCCTTTCTAAAACATTTCTAAAACATTTCTTAAATCTTTTTAGGTCTTCCTCTACCACGCTTTTGTTCATTTAATGGAATCAATCCACGGTCAATTTCTTCAGATTCAAAAAACCCATCATTTGTATTCTCTGTTTCAAAAAGTTCAGAATCTCTTTCACCAACACCCCTTACCAAACGACTTTCAGAAACTAATGGAATTAATGTCCCAGCATAAGAACCATTTTCCAATCCTTCTGGCATATTTGGTGTAAGTCCTTGTGGTTGAATTATATATCTCTCATTCAAAACAGTATTGACAATCTCTATAGCAAATGGTCTAACATTCTTGTAAATCATTTCAATTCTCCTTTTATTTCTTCAATGTAATCTCTCAACTCTGTATATTTATTATGCTTATTATTCATATCATTCTTATGTTCAACTGAGGAAATTAATTCAGATAAATTTCCCATATTCTTGAAAATAATCTCCGCAAAAGACTTTCTTAACTTCTCATCTAATATCTTTATTGTAATCGAATAAAACTTTCTTAAAACTCTGTTGTGAAAATCTTTAGAAAAATCTATCTTACTACCTTTACGAATAAGATTAAATTTTCTTATCTCATCCTTTGAAGGAATATATTTAATATCTTCACTTTCTAGAAAAACATTTAAGAAATAAATTTGCGAAAACTTCATATGGAATTATTTATCTAAGTATTGGTAAAGAGAGTTTCCTAAAGAAATTTGTTTGCGAAAATATCTTCTAAATTTATCTTCGCTCATATTTAATTCCATTCTAGCATCTTTCATAGAATCATATCTAACACCATTACACAATATTGGTTTATTTCTAGCAATTTTCTTCATATCTTCTTCAGTAGCATTTTTATAAAATTCTTTACGCTTCATACTTAAATTTGCCTTAACATCTTCTGCTAGTGGAATACCTTTCGTTGGAGATTCATGAGTTTCATAATACTTTTTTAAAGATTCTATTTGTTTTTCTACTTGTTCTCTGGGAATTATTTTTCCTAAATTTATCTGTCTAAGCTTTTCCTTAGTCTCGTCTGAATGATGCTTCCCAAACCAAGCATTGTCTTCACCTCTTGGAATATTTCTCATATATTCATCCCACTCATCATCAGTCATATTTTCAAATCGAGCTTTTCCTTTTTTACTAAGAATTTGTTTAGTCTCTTCCGATAAATGTTTTCCTAACCAATACCCATCTTCAGTTTCAAATCTTAAATTTTGAGCAACACTTAATTTTTGTTTCGTTTCTTCTGGCATTGGGCCACGAACAGAACCTTTTGTTTTAGAGTCGTGAGTTTCATAATACTCTAACAAGCTTTTAGATAATTCTTCTCTAGCATTTGGATTATCTTCAAAATATTTTATTCTTGATTCGGACATTTTCTTCTTAGCTTCTTCTGAATGTTTTTTCTGATAACCTATATTTTCGAAATAATAATTTCTAACGATTTCAAAATCTATAGCATTTAATGAAGAAGCAACATTTATAGTACACATACAAAAGAATGCATGATATAACTTAATATTTTTAGGATTCGCTTTATATAATAAATGATGACAAACAAAATGTTCCTTTGCTGTTAATAAAACAAGATTTATTTTTCTATCCTTTCCACCAAGACATTTTGGAACAATATGATGCTCTTCATAATAAACTCCTTGTTTCTTTTTTCTATTTTGGTTTTTAGCATTTCTACTATTTCATTGTATATTCTTTCATAATTCATTTTTTACATATATCCTCTTTTATTTTAATCTAGAAACTAAAAAGAGCCTATTTCTAGACTCTTGTATCTTACAATATTTAATTTAAATTGTCAAGAACTTTTTAGGTTCTTTAGATTAAATTTATAACTTACGCTCCGAGAACTTTATCAAGATTTGTGATCTTAATAGTTCTGTAATATCTACCAGCACCAAGTAATGAATCTGTAATTGCGTAGCGCGACATGACACCCACGCGATTTGAGAAATCGTCTGGATTAATTGCTTTGTTAGTTAAACCAGTAATATAGTCAGAGACAACAATACCAGTATCATTAATACCCGGACCCTTATATCCAACAAGAGCATAATCTGAAGGAGCTAAAGAATCGCGATATACAGTAATAGTACCATTGATCTTACCAACCTCTGTAACAGTAGTTGAAGCATTTACTTCAGTAGTATTAGCAGTAAATTGTGGAGAACATGCCTGGAGCGCAGTACTTACACGTGAACTGACGATTACGAAATTTCCGGCTCCACGGAAAGTTGCTGTGGCAATATCATTAGCTTTCTTAACAATTACGTTAACAAGATTTGAGAATTTTTCTTGACTCCAGCGCCCATCGGCTGCCGCAGAAATGTCAAAATTTGTAAAATTTTCCCCACCAATTGCAGTATTAACGGAAGCTTGCATCATACGACCAATAATTTCTCTATCTCTTTCAGCGGGAATTTCAGCAGCAAGAATTTCTAACATTTCTCGTGCAATATCAATGTTCTGCATTGACTTAAGATCTTGTGCAGCTTCAAGTGAGAAAGATGCGGCAAGTTTACGAGTCTTAGCTTCAATTGCAGTCTTATCGAGGAACAAGCGAAGACTTGGCATAGATGAACCGATCTTCCAAGCTTGTGCAGCGGAAGTAACAGCACCAGTACCAAAAAGACCAAAAGCTGAAGAAGCGGGATCATAAATGGCGGAAGTTGCAAGAGTTAGAGCAGAACCAGCTTGTGAACCAGTGTAACCAGAGTATTCATTCATTGCACGGAAAGCAGCTTCATAAGAATCTGAACCGCCGAGATATGAACTTGATCCAGGAAGACCAGGAATATCATAAACCTTACGGAGAGCATAAGCTAAACCGACCGGGCCTTGCATAGTCTGGAAACCAACACATCTGTGTGCAAAGTGTTCGTAATAACTTCTACGAACAAGTGCGAGAGTGATTGGTGAGAATCTAGCACCATCACCACCATCTGAACCGAAGTTTGTAGTAGTTGTATCGGATTCGAAAAGATCTCCAGTATTTGCAGTCATTTGGTTTTCTAAAAGAACTGCCATATTCATTCTGAGATCAGCATCTGGGATAGAAGCTACTGAAAGCTTTCCCTTAACATTCATCCATTTTTCTAGGATTTGTTGAGCATTTTTTACATTATCCATTTTATATCTCTCCTTAAGAGTTGTTAAAATTATTTATTTAATTAAGCGATTTATTTTTTCCAGATTTACCAAACTAATTTCAGAACCATTTTCATCATCATTTTCTTCATTTTCTTGAATGGTTTCTGATTCATCTTCTATATCTAGATCAGCAAAGATATCTTCATTTAATGATTGTTTCTTTGAAGTCTTTTTAGAACCTTTTGCTGGAGTGTCTATAAAATCCATTTCAGATTCATTTAAGACATCTACAAAGGTATCTATTTTAGCATTTACTTCATCAAAAGATTTTCCTTCAAACATAGAAATAACTCTTGACTTTTGTTTTTCAGTTAATCCATCACATTTTGAAGCAATGAGTAAACCAGTTTTGAGTGTATCTACTTTAGCTTGTAATTGAATCTTTTCTGAAATTGATTCATTCAGTTTTGATTCAGTGAGTTTAACTTTTTCTTGAGCTTCCTTGATTTGTTTTTCACCATCTTGAGGAAGTGCTACAAGATTATTTTCGAAAAGACTTAAGATACCAGTGATAATAGGTTCGTGAGCTTTGTACTTAGCAACTGATTCGAAAATATCATCTGAAATCTTTGAAGTAATTTCTAGCTCTAAGAACTTATCAAGATTTTCAAGAACTGATTCCTCTAATTCCTGAATCTTCTCTTCAAACTTTTCATCAAGCTCTTTAGACTTAACTTCTACAGCTTCATCAATCTTTTCTTGAACATATTTTTCAGCAAGAGTTTGTAATTGTTCTGTAGCAACTTCCTTAAACTCTTTCACCTTTGCTTCATACTCTTCATTTAACTTTGTCTTCTCAGTTTCTAAACGGTTCTTGACTTCCATTTCACAAAACTCTTCAGCAAGTTCTTCAAGTCTAAGTTTTTCCTCTTCTACAATCATCTCAACTCTGATCTTAGCCTTTTCCTCAATTAAACTCTGAATAGACTCTTCAATAGAAGCATACTGTTCAGGAGTTAATGAATCTTTAAATGTCTCTATTACTTTCATTTTATTCTCCCCATTAAGGTTATGAAAATATTTAGTCAATTTGAAAAATAAATTTTTAGATCAGGAAATTTTTTGGGAAAGAGTTTAATAAATAAGGATATGGATCATTAGTCCACGGAGAACGAATATGAGTAAAATAAATTATATAACAAATTATAATTGTGGAATATATAAGATAACAAACTTAGTAAATGGAAAATGTTATGTTGGTCAATCTATACGTTTAATAGATCGACTCAGAACACATAGAAAACATAATCAAGATTGTTTAATACATAGAGCTATAACAAAATATGGATTAGAAAAATTTAAATTTGAAATTTTAATATATTGTGAACCTTCTGAATTAAATTTATATGAACTTCTTTTTATACAGACAATTTAACACACAATCACCTAATGGATATAATTTAGATATGAATGGGAGTGATAATAATAGATCCGCTGAAACTAGAAAAAAGATATCTGATAGAATGAGTTCAAATCACCCAATGTCAAGAAAAGTTATAGATATATGTGGAAGAACTTGGGAAAATGTAAGATTATGTGCTAAATTTTTTAATGTTAATAGTAAGCATTTAAGCTCTATGTTAAATGGAAACAGATTATGGTATAAGTTCTTAAAACCATTAGATATACATTATTTTGATGATCATAAAGAAGATTATAAATTTATTTCATTAGAAGAATTAGAATCAATACTTCCAGAAAGACAAAAAAGACTTCCACTAATTAAAACAGAAATAGTTAATAAAAATACTCAAGGTGGTGGAAATCCTATGTCTAAAAAGGTAATAGATAAGAATGGAAATATTTGGAATTCTTTAATAGAATGCGCTACTGAATTAAATGTAAATACAAATAATCTTGGTAAAATGATAAGTGGTAGAACTCCTATGCTTATTAGAATAAAACATCTTGAATTGAAATGGTTTAGTGATAATAAGTATAAAGAAAATCCAACGCCAAAAGAAGATAAACCAACTAGAAAAATGAAAACTAGAAATAGAAATCAAGATTATTCTAATGCTAAAAAAGTTTGTGATAATACTGGAAGATCTTGGGATTCTATTAAAGATTGTGCGGAATTCTTTAAAGTGTCTGCAAATGAATTACAAAGATATTTTAGAGGTCGTATAAATGAACCAAGAAAAATAAAAGGATATGATCTATATGTTGTAAATAATAAAACTGAAATGTTAAAAAATCCTCTTGACAACAATAATTAAAGATAGTATATTAACCATAAGGAGAAATAATAATGGGAAATACAAACGATAATAGATTTGGTGAGAATAATCCGTTTTTTGGAAAGCATCATAGCAATGAAACTAGATTAAAAATTTCTGAGAAAATGTCTAATGGAAATCATCACCAAGCTAAAAAAATTGGAGATAATACTGGAAGAGTTTGGAATACTGTAAAAGAATGTGCAGAAGAATTAGGAATAAATCGCCAACATTTATCTTCTATGTTATCTGGATATAGGAAAATTGCAAAAAAATTAAATCATTTAAATTTACATTATATCGATTAAAATAAAAATGACCAACTTTTAGATTGGTCATTTTTCATATACTTTTATATTATAGTTTTCTAGATAATGATTTTATAAATTTATCTAAGTTTTCATAAAGATTCTTAGAACCATTTTTTGACAAATCTTTCATAAATTCTTTAACATTTACTTCTACTAAATTATTACCATCTACAATATAATCTTTATTTTCTATTATAGATTCGACTACGGCTTTAGCTACGGAGGGATTTTGAACTATATCCAGCGCCAAAACTCTTAAATTATCACCTACTCGATTTTGTTGGTCTAAACTTCCAACGGATCGACTGGATACACATAAAGTAATTCCTTCTTTCATCAATACTTTAGCAATCTTTCCTTTTGGGGTATCAAGAATTCTAGCAACACCTTTTACTAAATTTCCTTCCATATATAAACTTTCTACAATATGACAAGCATTTTCCAATAATACGGTACTCTGTGGGGGGTGGTCCAGAGAACCAATTGATCGTTTAGATGCAATTTCTTCATTCGTATACCGTTTAACTTCTCTTTCTAAAATGGATTTAGGATATATACGTCCATTTTTGTTGACGTTTTCGGCTTCCATAAAAATTCCGGAGATTCTATAGTCTTTTTCTTTTTCATTAGAATTTGAAGCTTCTATAATATAATCCAAGCAGCCGGGTTCTGTGAATTCCACCAATAGTTTTCCAGGAGTCATTTCTAAAATCTCCTTCTTATACTTTTTTGCCAAATTTATTTCTCATAGATTCGGTATATTCTTGTTTCTTTTTTTCTACCAATTTTACGAGAACATTTGCGGCATGTTTTTCAAGAATAGGTTTAGCATTTACATAATCTTGTTCATTCATTAGTTCTACCAGTCTTTTTTCCATAATTTAAAATCCTCTTTAATTATATTTATTAATTTTGTTTTACATTTTTAGGGAATTTCATTTTTCCTTGAGGGAGATCTAGGAATGTTTCATTAGAATCTTTTTTATATTTCTTTTGAATTCTTTTTATGATCTCTTTTATCTTAGGATCTTTAGAGTTTGTTTTTAGAAATTCTAGTAGTTTCATTTAGATATTTATTTCAAAAAAGAAAAGCCCATCTTATTAGGATAGGCTTTTTGGAAAATATAATAAAACAATGTTAACAATTATAATGTCTAATTTGATTTCTTGTAATATAAGCTCGATCAGTTTCAGTAGAAGAATTATTAAGAATTATTATTTCTTGAATATTTCCTGTATAGAATTGATCATTAAATGTTCTAACTCTAGCACCGATTGTAAATATATTTGGTGTTATTGCTGATGTTATTGTATAATTTTGATTTGGTGATTTAGAACCACTATTAATATAACCACCTACATTTGTTTTAGAATCAGTTATTGTAATTTGATGTGTAGCGGATAAAAATGTAACGTTTGTAAAAATATCTCCGAAAATAGAAGAACCACCATCATATCTTAAAACTATTCCAAGATTTCTTGTAGCGTTTCTATAAAATGAATATAATGTATTTAATGTTGTTGTATTAAATTCTCCAACAATCGCTTGTGTAGCAGTTGTTGTAAAATCTTTTTTAACAATATAAACAGAACATCCACTATTATTATACATAGAAGGTGCTCCAGAAAGGAAACTATTTGAAACTCCGAATGTTACTGTTGGTAAATTATTTTCAGTGTTAGTGATAATATTTCCAGCAGACATTATTATTGGTTGACTTCCTGATAATTGATTTGAAATATTTGAAGAACCAATTTGATCATACCAAGTTACTACAAACCCATTTCCTGAAGTACAGAATGATGAAATCGCTGAAGTATTTACATAACCAAATGAATTGAATCCTATATCAGTTTCAGTATTATCTATAGATCTTCTTATTCTAATACAATTTCCAGAATAATCATTTCTAACTTTTCTTAATGAAAATGCTCTAGAAACTCCACTAGTGCTAGATGATGTAGGATATAAAGGATTCATATTATAATTAATCGTAGAACTTGTAGAACCATATGTGCTAGATAATTCCACGTTTATATTATAAGTTTTTAATAATTCTACAGCACTTATTGTAGCAGAATTTATCGGGGATGCTGTTAATGGATCTAATGAGTATAATAAATTAAAATTAGATTCAGAACTTTCTTTTGATCTAACATTAAATTTTCTAGCAAAACAATTAGGCCAGGTCCATTTAACATCAAATCTAGAATCATTATATTGTTCGGCTGATATTGACGGTGCTATTGGAGTTTGTTCTGATTGTATGTAAAGAGTATTACATGCACTGAGTTTTTGTTTTATAGAATCATTTCTTGGTGTAGATGATAAAGAAAATGTAGAATTATTTTGACCAACTGGAAAATCATTAAATTCTAGATCCCAAGCATCTGCGTTATCTCTATACGAAAAATATGTCCAATTCCATCCATATTCATCAAATATATCTGCATAATCTTTTAGATATAAATTCCCACCAGGATTCCAACGATAGCAAGAAAATTCTCCGACATATATTGGTACTTGATATTTTAATTGAAAATCTCTAACTGGTTGAACTAATTCATATAATAAGTTTTTATCTACAATCTTTCCTTGATAAAAGCAACCACTTGGATAAGCACTTGTAGAATTATTAGTGTTTATAAAGGTATCTGGAGAATATATATGAAATGAATAAATTAAATTATCATCAAACCCATATGCTGATAAATATTTGGCTTGTTCCGCAGAAGCATATTGATTAAATTCTATGATTAATTTAATATTTGGATCTATATTCCTTATTATTTTAACACATTCTTGTTGAAATGAATCATAATTTCTACTTGATGGGCCTCTATTAAAATTTTTATATTCAAAAGGTTCATTAATAAGATCGTATGCAAAAACTGCTGGATGATCTTTGTATCTAGTGGCAATCATTTCCCAAATCTTATAAAAATGATAGCAATAAGTATCATCAATCAGAGCCATTGGTCTTATATCTGCGGTAAAATTACCAATAGGTTTATGCATATCTATTATGACTTTTATATCATTCATTTTTGCATAATTTAATATATTATCTATGCGCTGAAATCTTGTTTCCATCCAATTATAGTAAGCACTTATATTTGTAGTATCAATATTACCAACATCAGGAACTTGATTATTTAACCAGGGGACACCAGCATTTGTTGTTTCTGATTGTATCCATCTAGACCAAGTAACATTTTTTATAGTAAGTCTTACAATATTTGCATTATATGTATTTTTAAGATCTATAAAATCTTTTAATGAAACAATCGGACTTATATTAACACCTTTAAATTGTTCATATGGTTGAGTGTATGAAGATGTATAATATGTTCTATCTTTAACAAAATCAATTATTTTTATTTTAAAATTAGATATCCAAACTTGACCTGGACCAGATATATTAAATCTTAAATATTCTGGATTACAAATTTTACATATATCTGGTCCAATATATTCAAATGTAGACCAATCATATGTACCAGAACTAAATTTAGTAGAAACCCAATTTTCAGAATTATCATCTAAATCCCAATATTTAAAAATTGCTTCGGATTGTCTATTTAAACCACTTGTTTTTACAGTCACACTAACAACATATTTAATATTTTCAATTCCTCTAAAATTTAAATACTCTGGTTTTATATTGACGGCTAATGTTGCTGATGTAGACGCAGAAATATATAAACAATCCAATCCATCTTTTTTTGTAATATAATAGTTATTTGCAGATGTTATTATATTAACATTGGATAAATCAAGATTCCAAATAGTATCTCCAAATCTATTAGAATTTTTACTATTATTCAAACTAATTATTGTATCTATTCTTGAATCCATTATAGAACTCCATCCCCACCTTCAATTATTAGCGTCCCTCCACCCAAACCATAAACTGCAATATGGGTATCTGAGGTTGTTATGATTTGAGTATATCCGACAACTGCTGGAAAATCAGTCGATAATGCAACAACATTTTCATCACCTGTCCTGTAAGCAAACGGCCCAACACCATTCCACCAAAGTCTAAAAGATGTTCCGACAGGTAATTGAACTCTTTGTGAAGTGCTTGCAGAAATTGATAATGAAGAAACAGATGGTACCCCACTAACATAAGTTTGAATAAATGGTGCTAATAACATTCCATTTGATAATTTTAATGGTTTTGTTACATTAATATATGAACCAGAATCTTCTAATCCAAATCTTGATTTTATTTCATTTAAACCAACACCAGATCCACCAGCAGCACCTCTAGGACCGGGAGAACCATCTTTCAGATACGCTTCCCACAAATTATCAACAGACTTTCGATATACTACACCATTTTTTCTATACATTGCATTTGGACCATATTCTAATGGATTTGGATCAAAGTTTTTCTCGCCTAAATATCCGTCAAATAATTGCTCAACTTTTTGAGAACGTTCTTCTGGAATTTCATCGTCAATGTCTAAATCAAAGTCTTCAGAAAGGTCTTTATATTCATTTTCTGAAAAGTCTAAATCTAAACCTTCCAGAATATCATTTTCTTCAACATTTTTAGATGTTTCTGTAGATTTAATTCCAGAAACATCATCTATAATTTTACTAGCAAAATTTTTAAAATCCATTTTTATCTCCATGATTTAAATATATTTATGGTAATTGTATTTGATTTGTTCCGGACTCTTCTCCAGGAATTTGTTCATTAGATCCTTCTGGAGTTTCTGGTGTAGTTTCTTCTTCAGCATTTTTCTCTTGATTTGCTTGATTTTGTGTTTGAGAAATTTCTGGAGTTGGTTCTTGTGTTTCTTCCTCTTCATCACCAGGACCAGGAACATTTTCTTCAGGTTCATTTGCACGTTGTTCTGAAAGTTCTTCTTGGATTTCATTTTGAAGTTTTAGATATTCTTCTTCATTCATTCCATAGATTTCTCTCATCAAATATCTTCTTGACCAAAGCCCATTAGGATTATCTTTAGAAGCCATATCAGCAGTAGCCATAGAAAGAACTTCATACTTTGATTTGATGTTCATTAATTTCTTTTGTTCTGCAAATAGATTTTCTTCACAATATTCTACATCAAACAAAGACTCTCTTCTAAATTTTGCGTCTACTTGATTTGAAAGTTCTAATTGAGTGCATAATAGATCTAGGAAAAGTTTTTTAAATCTATTTCTAAGTCTTCCTACAAATTTTGAGAAATCTAATTCATCTCTTGTCAATTCTCCAGGAGCACCAATTGTAGTAACTGAATTTATATTATCTTCCCAACGACTTTTAGGAATTTGTAGAGATTTATATAAAGAGGTTTTGAACATATTAATATCATCTAAAGAACCAATATTCATAGATGATTCAAGATTGTCTACAGTTGTTCCTTGACCTTCTCTTTTAATAAACCAATAATCATCAGTTAAAGATTGAAAAAGTTTAGAAGAATCTATATTTCCTTTTTCTGGATTGTAATCATAGTTTTTCTTATATTTGGCTATAAGCTGCTTTAGAAACTCTTCAGCTTTTCCAGGAGGTAATCTTCCAGTTTCTACGTTCCAAAGCCTTCTAGTAGGTGCTCTGACCAATCTATAGATGATTAGAGAGTCTTGTAGGTTTTTATATTGGCCCCAAGTTCTTATTGCAGGTTCTAGATATCCTCTTACATCCATTTTAGAAAGAACATAATCATCATAATGTATATAACAAACTTGATTAGATTCAAAGGTTGTTTCCGAAGTTGTATTTCTAACATCATTATAAGTTTGTCTTTTAGTTGTTTGTACGAATTTTTTAATAACATTCCCATCATAAATTGGATATGTATTTGTTGCTGGAAGAATCTTAATTCCTATAATTCTAGTACCTTCATCATTCATAATTTTTTCTACAAATAACTCAGACTCTACTAACCAAGTTCTAAACATTTTCCAACCACGCTCATCAAATTTTAAAACTTCAGAAACTATATAATCAAATACTTTCCTGATATGTTTTTCTTCTCTTGCTGGTAAATCTTTTTTAATTCTTAGTTTTACGAAATTTCCTTTATCATCTGCTGTTATAGCTTCATTACAAATCATATTCAAAGCATCTACAATTTCTGGGAAAAAAGACATTTCTCTATAGATTGAAATCTTTTGAAATTTATTTGAGAATATTGATCTAAATGCTTGTGCTTGGTTTACGGTAAAATTTCCAGCGGGTTGATAGTAATTGTTTGAGTAAAGACTATTTAGCGCATCTATCAACATCAATTCTTCTTGAGAAGTTCCTTGAGAGTTTCTAGATATTTGTTCATCAGCCACTTCATCTTTACGATTCTTAGCTTTCATAAACTTATCACTAAAGATGTTTATAGAATAATTCATTTTTTACCTTTAATCCGATTCAAATTCACTTATATTTATCTTTAGATATTTAGCAGTCATCTCTATAGATTTTTCAATTATTTCTTCAGAATCATCTAATCTTTCTGAATAAAAGTTTAACATTTCAGACATTATATCATCTAAATTTTGATCTTGATAATTTGGGAGAATGTATGTAAATGCTGGAAATACTTTAGAATAATTTAGTTTTTTCTTTTTAGATTTCTTTTCTTTTTTCTCTTTAATTTCTCTAGTAAATGGTGGTTGCATTTTTTGAGCAAATACATAATCACCCATATTTTGAACACCCATATCATCTTCTTTAACTTCTTTAGCAGGAATATCTAAAAGATTCTTCAAGACTCCAACCACTAAAGGATAAAATCTTGAAGACTTTTCATCTATATCATATTCTTTCTTTACAATCTTTTCACATTTTTTCCAAAGTTTTTCTACAGTTTTTGGTTTTTTACTAGATTGTTCAGCAAATGATTTCATTAATGGAGTTGGCATGAGACTAAACCCTTTTATAGGTATTTAGTCTTAGTGTTAACGCTGTCTAATATAAGAAGAAATCATTTTTATTAATTTTGGATGACCATAGTTATTAATGGACTCAACCACATAATATCCTTTAAAATTATACACTCCATCTAATAAAATTGTATACGATCCTCTATTAAATGTATCAGTTTTTATAATTTTTTGTGTAACGCCTTTAGTATTAACCAAACGTATTCGAATTGTTTGAGTAGAAGGATTAAAAAATGTTAAATTTATATTTTCATTAGTGATTTCTATTTTATTTGTATCTATTGGTTTTATGTAAATATTACTAGTTAGTACATTTGCAGATCTTAATACTACTAAATCACCATCATTAACATTTGAAATTACAATCGTACCATTATTCATAGTCAATGTATCAAAATTTAGCTCTTCTTTATTTTTCGTTATTTTTCTAGCATAAAATAATTGAACACCAAAAGAATCTAACTCTGGAATATTAAAAGTTACATTGAAATCTGTTTGTTTATATGGAACATAAGGATTATATTTATTTGGAATACTATCTGGATTAAACACTATTAAATTCCAATGACCATCTGATGCTTCTACAGCGGTCGCATTTACTGGTGGTTGTTCTACTCCGACAGGTTCCATATTAATATAACGATTTCTGATAGTTGTGGATAAACTACTCCAACTACTTTGATATGCTGAACTTAAATGAACTCTTGATCTATAAGGAATGGCTTTCATTAATTCTCTAAAATAATAAAATCGTAGATAATGATAAAGTCTTACAGAATCAGTATTTGGATATATTATTGACGAATATCTAACTCCTGATTCTCCAGTAGTATCATTATTTCCAGACCAAGAATAAGCCTGATAATGCTGCCAAAAATTTGTTCCTAAATTTATATCACTGATAGCATTTGCAACTCCTCTTTGTTCTGGATTTTGACCTGATTCTGTTTGCCATATATCAACATCAAAATTTTTCAAAGAATCCACTACAATTTTAACTAAAGGAGAGGTATATGAATGATAAGAATATCCTTTTAAATTATACATACCAACACTGTCTTCCTTAAAATCTTTTAAAATTAATGTATCAAATCCAGCAAAAACACCAGACTTTGACGGGCCGATAACTTTAGTATTGTGAAGACCTCTTTTATCTAATTCTTCTCTCCACATGTTTACCATAGTAACTGCTTTTTTTCTATTATCATTATTATACCAACTGTAGTACGGAGGAGTTTTTGGTATAGTTGTATCTATAAAAACTTGTGGTTCGTTTGTTATTTCGACATAATCCATTTCATAACCGTATAAATCTTTAAAATCTTTAATTACATTAGCATTCTTTATTATATAGTCTCTCATTAAAGAATCCGTAAACCATGGTGACCAAGATTCTAAACTATCGTAGTATGACCAACCGCCATGTGGATCAAAAACTTTAATTACTTTATTTTTTTGATTTTTAGAAATATCTCTCATGTATTGTCCATACATACTGTCTAACTTAACTGCTGAATAAATTACTTGAATATCTCGACCATTACCAGCACTTACTCTATAATGTCTCATGTCACAATCTTTCCAAAATAACTGCGCCCATTCGTCTCGTTTCGCTTGTGATACTAGATTGTAATAATTTCGTGAACCAATACCAGCCAAATTAACTCCCCAACCTTTAAAATAACCTTTTGGATTTGATAAAGTTGTTCTTACATAAGAACTGACATTTATAGTAATATTTTCTTGTGCAAATAAATTACAATAAAATAATACTAATATCAAAAATATACTTTTAATATTCATAACTAACTCCTATTAATCAACCTTTTCAATATTTACTCTTCCAATCACAACATCAGCATTCCAGTTCCCTTTGCCAGTTTGTTTGATAGATAAATATAATCCAGTACATGATGGTGGAATTGTTAAAATCTTCCAAGGAACTGGATTAAATATCATAGGGATATTTTTATCTAACATTACTTGACCAGGCATTTGATTTCCTAAACCAGTAAATTGCATTTCTTTTAGTCCTGAAGGATAAGAACCAACTGTCCCAACTAATGTTAACTCTACAAATGGAAAAATAGCAGATGTCGATAAATATTTTGGTGTGATTTCTACAATAACTTTTATCTTATCCCCGATATTCAATCCTAATGATGATAATGTTTTTGTTGCTTTCCATGAATAAGAAATTGTTTCATCTGATGCACCAGAACAATTTAATAAAATTTCTTTGTGCGCACTATCAGATCTAGTTATTATAGATGCAGAAGCAACTCCAGAACCAGTTCTTTGTATCGACCAATCTCCAGGAGCCGAACCAGAAATTCCAATTCCAATAGTTCCACCAGATGTCAAATTTCTAGAATCAAAATATCGTTGAGTTCCACTTACTGAATAATCCCTGAATGATTTTTTATTCAATTTTAAAAAGTTACCAATTTTTTCAGCAGCATCTATTCCTAATAGAATGCTTCGGATGCCATATGGGTGAATTCCATCAGATTCCGTTCCAGCACCACCAGTAGAAAATGCATATTTAACTGTCGTATCTGGAACCCAAGATGAGGAGGGTTCCAATGATAGATAAGATTCTTTTGGAGATGACCAATAAAATACTTGATTTGATTGGTCTTCTGCGTATTTTTCCATCATCATATCCAAATAAGATGCAACACCATATCCATCTACTGGATATGTAGTTGCTGGATGAATTCCTTGTAATATCACTTTTCTGCGAGCTAACACCATTCTATCTAAAAATTCTTTAAATGACGCCCAAATTGAATCTTTTTCAGAATAAGATGTTGCACCAGCAACATCATTTTCAAAAGGAGCCAATAACCAAACAATATCAGGATCAATTCCTTTTGAAAACTCTCTATCCAAAATTTCTTTTATATATTCCCATTTTCTAGACTTTGCTCCTACATACATTAATGGATCAAACGCTTGACCTAGAATTGTATTTGCTACATTAAAATAACCAGCGATAGTTCCATATGAATCAGTATCAGATGAAACAGTCCACACAGCAGTACCATCAACTACAGTGTTATTAACAGATGGCCAATCCGGTTCACTAGAACTAGTAACACCAGATATAGTACATACTAATTTAACTGGTTCAAATCCAGAAACTTTCATATATGAAGGATATCTAATAGTCCCAACAGACACAGTAGCACTATTTGCTTCAGAACGTGTTGATCTGTTCGTGCCATAAAAATTTGTCGCATAAAAGCAAATAGAATTTCCAGCAACAACAATTTTGTTACCATTTCTAATAGTTGCTAATGGTCTATTAAATTCGTCTATCATAGGTTTTATAGATTTAACATAATCTCCTTTATCTTCTAAACCTAATGCAGAAATATTTAATCCATATACCTCATTACATACATCTAAAACATCTATATAACTTATTTCACTTTTTGAATTAAATATATTCCAATCGGAACTTGTTATAAAACCAGATGTGCTAGATGTTGCGAATGTGATTGGTATATTTTGAATAGCACTTAAATCAGCTTTATTGTTGAATGTATTCCAATCAGAACTTGTCAATACACCAGATGTATTCGTTGTTGCAATTGGTTTATTTGTTAATTGTTCCCATGTAGAAGCACCAGTTCCTCCAGAAACTGTTATTCCAGAAACAGCACTTGTAGCAATTTCTATGGCAATGCTTCTAGCTTCTTGTACACCAACACCAGAACCACCAGCAGAGCCTCTTGGACCAGGAGATCCGTCTTTTAAATAAACTTCCCAGAGATTGTCTACTGACTTTCTATAGACGGTTCCATTTCGTCTATACATTGCATTTGGACCATATTCAAGAGGATTAGGATCAAAATTCTTCTCACCTAAATATCCATCAAATAACTGATCAATTTTCTCTTCAGTATCAATTTCTTTTATATCTAAATCTAAAGAATCATTTTCAAGAATTGATTTTTTAACTTTGTCCAATTCTTTTAAAGTTCCATAATCTTTAGATTTTTTCTTAACGATTTTCTCTTTCTTGAAATCTTTAAAATTCATTTTAGGTTTCCTATTTAACTGTATTTATGACCAATCATTGAAAGGATCGTTTTGAGGACATTCTGTAGAAA